TGGCACAAAATGAGCCGGGAACGGGCGCAAATGCCAGATTCCCGGCCTCTCCTTGAGCATTCAGTCGCTGCTTTGTGACTCCGGTGGCGTCTGCAGCAAGCCCATCTGAAAAAGCAGCCGCACTTGTAACGTGAGCCCTTCCTGGTCGAGCCGGCGCAGCGCGTCGATGCCGCCTTGGATGTGCCCGAACAGCCCGACAAGTACGTTGTACGCCCCTGCGGCGATGCGTACCTGGTCGCCGGTCTCACCTTCTCCGTAGCCCTCCCCGAGCACCGCTGCGCACGCAGAAGCGACCAGCCGCAGCAGATCCGCATCCACCTGACCGGCCGGAAACGCCCTGTTTACCGCGTATTCGCCATTTCCAGGGCATTCGACGCCGACCTTCGCGCCAGCGCTTTCCGGGGCCGTCACGTAACGCGCATCAGCCGGGTCCGCGCCAGACCTCGCCGCCAACGCGTTCGCCAGATGGCTTGGCAGCAGGTATTCCCGCCGGCATCCCTTCGGCCCTGAGCTCGCCACGAGCCGCACATTCCACCCGTGCCGCCCGGCGTAGTCATGCACCCGGCGAGCCGTTCTCGGGACCCCTTCGAGTCTGAGCGCGGCGATTTGCGCGGCGGCCAACCACATCCCAACGTCCGAAATAACGTCCATATTCATCCCTCCATTTCGGACGTCGCCAAAAAGCCGGTAAAAGCCGGATTTCCCGAGCTTTCCGGCACGTCAACCCGGCTTCCGGGCAGCGTCCGATTTCGGACGTCCACACGAGCTTGTTGACAAATCCTCCGAACGTCCATATTGTTGCGTCGTCAATCACCAACGGAACATCGACATGCCAAGAAAGCCGCCGGCCAAGAAGGACTGGACCAGCGAGTACATCAAGTACTGCATCCGGTCGCAATACGGCTCCATGGTCGCCCTGGCACACCGCAGCGCGCTTGATCCTTCGGTGATCAAGCGCGCGCTGCGCGTCCCGTACCCAAAGGTCGAACGGGTCATTGCCGCAGCCCTCGGGAAGACCCCGCAGGACATCTGGCCGAGCCGCTACGACCCCGAACTGCTCCGCACCAACCACCGCTTGTGGCGTCGTCTGAGCAATCTGCAGTCTAGCAGTGCGCAATCGGCTGTGTTGGTCGAAACGGACCAAGCAAACTGACATGACCGATTGTCACGAACAGGACCTATTCAGCGACGCCCCGGACCCTCCTGGAGAGCTCGGGTGTGCCGTTGAGATCGCCGCGACGATCACCCAGGCGATCGAATCAGCGCGACACAAACAGGGCGTCTCGCGCGCCACCATCGTCCAGCGCATGAGCTTCCACCTGGGCGAGCGCTTGAGCGAAGCAACCCTCAACAGCTACACCAGCCAGGCCCAAGAGGGCAGGGAGATCAGCCTCCGCCGCGCCATGGCATTCGATGCCGCGCTCGGCAGTGACGTCCTGCTGGCGCTCTACGCCCGCAAGCGCGGACAGCGCCAGATCGTCACCGCCGACGACGCCGCCCTTCTCGAATGGGCGAGGCTGCACCAGGAGCAGCAAGCGATTGCCGCCCGCAAGCGAGCCCTCGAAGCGATGCTCCTGACCAGGAGACCAAAATGACCACAGAGAGCAAGGCCGAGGCCGTGATGCGCATGGCCTTCCCGCCATGCTGGCCGGCATCGGTCGCCTTCAAGGCCGGCTGCCGATCCCAACTCGCCGCGCTCCTGGACGGCGTCTCACCCACCGGCATGCCATACCTCTACGGCAGCCACGAAGCCGCGCAGTACCGGGACGGCCAGCAGTACGGCGAGACCCTGGCCGCTGAACTCCTCGGCATTTTCTGCGCCCCATCATGAGCACCCACTACAGCGCGGCAGAACTGGCAGCCATGAAGCTCCCCGGCCTGCCCACCTCCGAACGCCGGATGCGCGACCTCGTCGAGCGCGAAAACTGGGCCACCAAGGAACGCACCGGCGGCCGCGGCCGCGGCGGCATCAAGCGCCTCTACGCCCCCCCGCCCGCAGTCCTGCAGCTCATCGCCGACCGCGCCGCCGCCCAGCCACCCAAGACCCTCGAGCAGCGCCGCCTGCAGCGCATCGTCGCCTCGCTGGCCGAGATCGAGGCCGACATCGCCGCCGACCAGGCCGCCCGCCAGACGCAGGCCGAGACCGTCCTGCGCGGCCTCGCCGGTCTCACCGACCGCGAATCAGCCAGCCTCCAGGCCCATTGCCAGATTGCCGAATCCTGGCAGCTATGGTTCGCCAGCCTCAAGCCGCCGCTCAGAAAATCCGCCTCATGGGCACCCTACGCCAGCGCCTACAACGCGCGCGAAATCCCCATTGCCGAGGCCATCCGCGAAGCCTATCCCGAAGTCTCCCCGCGTTCCGTCCAGCGCTGGGTCTACCACCACGAGCGCGGCCACCTCGACGCCCTCGTCGACCGCCGCAGCGCAGCCAGGCAGAGCCGCGGCAGCACCGCCTTCAACGCCGTCCCGCTCCTCGCCGCAGCCGCCGCCAAGATGCTCCTCGACAAGCCCGGCCTCCGCACCCAGCAGCTCCTCAACCTCCTCGCCACCGCCGCCACCAGCGACACCGGCGAACAGCTGTTCACCGTCCCCAGCTACGGCCAGGTCCACCGCTTCCAGCAAGCCTGGATCGCCGACCACCGCGACCTCTACCTGCGCGCCACCAACCCCGACGCCTGGAAAAACCAGACCATGCTCGCCTTCGGCAGCCGCAGCCAGGACGTCACCGCCCTCAACGGCCGCTGGGAGATGGACGCCACCCCGGCCGACTGGCTCCTCATCGACGCCGACGGCAAAAAGCGCCGTTACACCGTCAGCGTCATTGTCGACGTCTGGACCCGCCGAATCCTCGTCCTCGTCAGCCGCACCCCGAAGACCGTCACCCACTGCCTCGCCCTGCGCGCCGCGCTCATCGCCTGGGGCGTCCCCTCCGAGATCGTCACCGACAACGGCCAGGACTACCAGAGCGACCACTTCAAGCGCGTCCTCGCCGCGCTCGACATCACCCAGATCACCACAGACCCCTTCAGCCCCGAGCAAAAGCCGCACGTCGAGCGCGCCATCAAGACCCTCAACCACTCCATCCTCGAACTGCTCCCCAGCTTCGCCGGCCACAGCGTCGCCGACCGCAAAGCCATCGAATCCCGCCAATCCTTCGCCGCCCGCCTCGCCAAACGTGGCGAAATCATCGACTTCGCCGCCACCGGCGCCGCCCTCACCGGCGTCCAGATGCAGACCACCATCGACCAATGGATCGCCGGCATCTACGAGCAACGCGCACATGGCGCCCTGGCCGGACTCAGTCCCCACGCCAAGGCCGCCAGCTGGACCGGCGCCACCCGCCGCATCACCGACGAACGCGCCCTCGACATCCTCCTCGCCCGTCCCGCCGGTGGCGGCCAGCGCACCCTGCAAAAGAAGGGCATCGCCCTCGACAACACCTGGTTCATCGCACCCGAGCTCGCCAGCATCGACATGGGCAGCCCCGTCGAAGTCTTCGAGACTCCAGACCTCGGCCGCATCGTCGTCTATCACCGCGGGAAATACCTCTGCATCGCCGAGGCCCCCGAGCGCACCGGCGTCGATCGCCAGCAGATCGCCGAAAAAGCCGGCCAGATGCAGCGCGAGCGCATCAAGGCCCAGAGCGCGGAGATCAAGGCCGCAACCAAGGGCCTCCCGAGCACCGACGACGTCGTCCGCCGCCACCTGGCGGAAGCCGCCCAGTCCGCCGGCAAGCTCATCGCCGCCCACTTCGGCGCCAGGGCAGAGCACCGCAGCGACGGCCTCGCCGAAGCCGCCAAAGCCGCCGCCGCAATCGCCGCCGGCCCCAGGCCCACCAGCCGCGCCGCGCAGCTCTCCGCGCAGGCCCGCGCCGCCATGGCCGAACTGCCCGCCAACGTCACCCCGCACCCCGCCTCACGGGCGCACGCCACGCCCCTCGAAGGCATGACCGCCAGCGAAAAATACGCCCTCTGGCTCGACTACGACGCCCTCGTACAAGCCGCCGGTGGCGACCCGGAAACCCTCACAGAAGCCTGGCAGCGCCGCTTCCACGCCGGCTTCCCGCAGTCCTCGATCTACCGCGCCCAGGCCGCACTCGCCGGGGCGCAAAAAGAAGCCCGCGGCGGGTAGGAACCGCCGCGGGCCGTTGCCGGCTTGCGCCGGCGCCCTCTTCACGAAAGGAAGGACAGTATGACCCAAGAAAGCCTCACCGCCAAGACGATACCCGCCCACCTGCCCACCGCAGGCTCCGGCCAGATCGCCCCGCTGGCCAACATCGGCGTCATGGAACAGGCCCTGCAGCGCCTCAGCGCCCGCAGCATCTCCGACCCCGGCATGATCGTCGTCAGCGGCCCCAGCGGCTACGGCAAGAGTGTCGCCGCCGCCTGGGCCAAGGCCCGCCACCGCGCCTACTACCTGCAGCTCGACGACTTCGTCACCAAGAAGTCGATGCTCCTCGCCATGTGCCGCGCCCTCGGCCTCGAAGCCAACGGCCAGGCCCCGCGCGGCACCACCGCCGAGCTCGCCGACCTCGTCGGCGCCCAGCTCAACGGCAGCCGCCGCACCCTCATCATCGACGAGTTCGACTTCGCCATCGAGCGCGGTCTCGTGATGAGCGTCTTCAGCATCTACGAGAAAAGCCGCGCCAGCATCATCCTCATCGGCGAAGAGGCCCTGCCCGGGAAGCTCAAGCGCTGGGAAAAATTCGACGGCCGCGTTCTCGACACCCTCTACGCCGAAGCCGTCGGAATCGACGACGCCCGCACCCTCGCGCGGCACAAATACCCCGCGCTCGGCTTCGCCGACGACCTCCTCGCCCACCTCGTCGAAATCGCCGCCGGCAGCGTCCGCCGCGTCAACAACAACCTCGGCCTCATCCACAACGAAGCCCTTGGCCTCGGCTGGGACCGCGTCGACCTCGCCACCTGGCAGCACTACAGCCACAGCAGCGCCGCCGCCCCCGCCCTGCAGCTGCCGGACGTCAAGAGGAGGGCACGCTGATGCCGCGCAAGCCCGCCATCCTCGAACTCACCGGCGGCAAAAGCCGCCGCCAGCGAGTCTGGGAAGCCATCCGCCGCCTCGCCGCCACCGGCGACGGATACCTCACCGTCGAGCGCATCTCGCGCGCCGCCAAGGTCGAAGTCGACCCCGTCCGCTACGCCCTCAAAGGCCTCATCGCCGCCGGCTACCTGCAGCTCGCACCCGGCATCGCCGCCGGCCGCATCGGCGTTAACCTCATCTACACCCTGGCCCAAGATAACGGCGCCGAGTGCCCGAGAGTCCGCCCGGATGGCCAGCCGATCGCCCTCGGCCGCGGCACCGAAGCCATGTGGGCAGCCGCCACCGCCCTCGACTCCTTCGACCACCACTTCCTCGCCGAAATCGCCCAGGTGCGGCCCTCCACCGCCCGCACCTACTGCGGCCTCCTCGCGCGCGCCGGCTACTTCCAGCTCCTCAAGCCCGGCAAGGGCCTCGGCCGCGGCGGCACCGCCGCCACCTACCGCGTCGCCGCCGAACACGCCGACAAACCGCGCGCCCCCATGATCACCCGGCTCAAGGCCGTGTACGACCCCAACGTCCACCAGATCGTCTGGTCCGAAGGCGCCGACGACGCCGCCGAGGCCCCCGAGTCCGAAGCCTGGGAGGACCTCTGATGCCTGCTCAACCCTACATGCAAGAGCGCTGGTTCCAGCTCCTGCAGAGCGCCGTTGCCGACGAGCCCAGAGGCAAAGCCGGAGTTGTAGACCGCCTGCTCGCCGCCGGCGCCCAGCGCGTCAGCCGCACGCAGCTCAGCCTCATCCTCTCGGGCAACTACCCGGCATCGCCGGCCCGGCTTGCCGCCAAGGTCCTCGCCGTCTACGACCGGCACCCCTGCCCGTACCTCGGCGCCGACGTCTCCATCGACCACTGCATCGCCATCAACCGCGGCCCGGCGCCGACCTGGGACCCCGCCGCACTCGACAACCGCCGCATCTGCCAGACCTGCCCGCACAAGCCCAAGCAGCCCGCCACCGAAGGAGGAGCCACGTCATGAGCACCAGCCCGACCCCATTTCACCGTCTCGCCAGCCAGCACGCGGCCACCCAGGCAGTCACCACCCCGGCCATGCCGGAAGAAGCCGTCAAGGCCCTGCAGGACATCGCCGAAGCCCTCGCCGCCATCATCCCCGAGGTCCCCGACCGCATCCACAAGGCCGCCGTGCGCGACGCCATGCAGCTTCTCCTCGACGTCGCCATCGAGAACGACCACCGCGGCAGATACCGCCTTTTCACCCAGTTCGGCGACGAACAAGAGGAGGGGACCGCATGAAACCCGCCGCCCCCGCCCGCCGCAGCAGCGGCACCACCCGCGGCCAGCTCCTTGCCCGCATCCACTGCATCAAGCACGAGCGAGCCTGGAGCGACGACGAATACCGCGACATCCTGCACGGCCTCACCGGCCATCGCAGCGCCGCCGACCTCGACTTCGCCGCGCTCTCCCGCGTCGTCGCCATCCTCGGCGCCCGCAGCGCCAAGGTGAGCGCATCCATCGCCGCGCAGCCCGGTGAATGGGACCTCATCAGCCAGGCCACCCCCGAAAAGCGCCCCCTCCTGCGCAAGATCGCCGCCACCTGCACCGCCCTCGGCGCCGGTCGCGCCTACGCCGAAGGCATCGCCGGCAGGCAATCCGGCGGCATCGAGCGCCGGCTCGAAATGTGCAGCTACGACGAGCTCTACCGCATCGCCATCGCCCTCGCCAACACCCAGCGCAGCCGCCTGCGCAAGGCCGCCAGCGCCGCCGCGCAAGCCACCCGGACAGCCGCCGAGGAGGTCCCCGCATGAACGCCCGAGTCATCCCCTTCAACCGTCCGCAACTCCTCCCGGCAGCCCTCGACGAGCAGCAGCCGGCCCACTTCCGCGGCCTGCAGAGCGACTTCTTCGCCTGGCTCGGCAAGCTCGAAAAAACCCTGCGCTGGCTCGACCGCAACACCGTCGAAGTCCTCGCCTTCGCCTGCTCCAGCCTCAAGGGCGCCCGCGTCCACGTCCGCAGCACCGCGCGCCTGCGCGAAATGCTGCGCGACGAAACCCACAGCGTCGGCCACCGCGCCGACGCCATCAGCCGGTGGGAGACCTTCCAGGCCCGCGACCCATCCACCGGCGTCCTGATCGTCTGGGAAGAAGACACGCGAGGAGGGCACTGATCATGACCACAACCTTCGCCGACTGGCTCCTCTGGGGCCTCGTCGCCTACCTCATCGGCGGCGTCGCCTTCATCGCCGCCATCCTCCTCGATGCCCGCTGGCTGCGCGCCACCACGCGCGCCTGGCGCCGCCTCGTCCGCGCCTGGATCATCTGGCGCTACCTCGGCCGCCCCTGGCGCATCGCCGTAGACCGCGCCTGGAGGGCAGAGCCATGAGCACCAGGCGCAAGCGTGTGCCCCGCCCCACCAGCCTCGACAACCTCGATCCGATCGACCAGCAGATCATCGCCAACCTGCGCCACGGCCTCAATTACTGCGAGATCGCGCGCATCGTGGAAATGCACAGCGTAACCGTCCGCGGTCGCGTCAGCGCCCTGCGCCGCCTCCACGAGCAGCAAGGCCTCCCGTTCCCGGAACGGCCCAGCTACGGCCGCAATGCCATCTCCACCTCCGCCGCCGAGATCTCGCCACTCGACAGCCAGATCATCGACCTCTTCGCCGCCGGGTCGACACTCACCGAGATCGCCGCCACTCTCGGCAACACCATCGCCCGGCAGACCGTCGCCACCCGGCTGTGCCGGCTGCGCGACCAGCTCGGCGAAGACATCGTCCCGCGCCGTCGGAACGACTGCCGCAGCCTCCCAAGAGACAGCTTGTCCAACCCCGCCGACCCCTCCGGCATCGTCCGCTGCCTCGGCGGCTGCGGCCAGCATTTCCGCAGCCCCGACCGCTGCCGCATCCGCATCTGCAGCCGCTGCAAGTCGAAGCACGCCGAGACCTCCAGCCTCACCGAGCACCGCCTCTTCACCGCCTGAAAGGAACCCCACCATGCCCCCCCGCAGCAAAACCCGCCTCAAAGCCGTCGCCGCCCAGACCGTCCCGCAGACGCGCGACGAAGTCGCCGAGCTCATCGCCGAGATCGGCCAGGACAGCCGCGAGCTTGCCATCCTCGAAGCCGAGATGAACAGCGAGCTCGCCCGCATCAAGGAGCGCTGGGAGCAGCTCGCCGAACAGCCGCGGCAGCGCATCGAAGCCGCCCAGCGCGGCGTGCAGGCCTACTGCGAAGCCAACCGCGAAGCCCTCACGCACAACGGCAAGACCAAGACCCACAGCTTCCCCACCGGCGACGTCTGCTGGCGCACCCGCCCGCCCAGCGTGCGCATCACCGGCGAAGAATCCGTCCGCGACGCCCTGCAGCGCCTGCGCCTCGACCGCTTCCTGCGCACCAAGACCGAGATCAACAAGGAAGCCATCCTCAACGAGCCCGAAGCCGTCGCCCTCATCCCCGGCATCAGGATTTCCCAGATCGAAGACTTCGTCGTCGTCCCCTTCGAGGCCGAACTCATCGGCCCGGAGGCCGCATGAGCGCCACCGTCACCGCCGCCGGCGGCAGAACCAGGCCGGCCAGCAAGAGCGACCAGGCCATGTGCGTCGTCGACACCGTCTACTGCAGCATCGCCATGCCGCTGGCCGATGGCCTGGCCCTGGTGCGCATCATGTCTCGCGCCGTCGAGGTAGAACGGGACTGGACGCTGGCCAAGAAAGGCGTCGAAGCCTACCAGGTGCGCGGCCCGGCAAATGTCGAGTTGCGCATGATCCGCCCCGACCAGCTCATCCCGCTCAAGCCTTCCACCGCCACCAATCCCCCCGCCAAAGGACCCGCCGCATGACCACCACCGCCACCGACCCCGCCCGCGAACTCCGCATCCAGATCAACACCTGCGGCAGCTGGGCCAACCTCATCACCGTGCACGAGAACGGCCTCCCCGTCGTCCTCACCGCCATCGCGTCCCTCGCCATCGCCCACAACGGCGCCAAGCCGCCGACCTTCCGCGCCCTCGATCCCGCCGGCCGCGTCCGCCCGCTGGATTTCAGCGTCGCCCGCCTCTGGGTGCGCCACCTGCAGGACGTCGTCGACCAGGCGCAGAAGGACCTCGACGCCATCCCCGCCACCCCCGCCGACCCTGTCGACGACACCCTCTGACCCCCCGCCACCATCACCACCCGGAGACCACAACATGAACGCCACCGAACTCCTCCAGACCATCCAGAACATCACCCGCATCCCCAAGGCCACCGCCAAGGAAGTCCTCGAAACCGCCGCCGAAGTCATCGCCGAAGCCCTGCGCGAAGGCGACGAGGCCAGCGTCAAGCTCCCCGGCTTCGGCACCTTCAAGGCTCGCACCGGCAAGACGCGCGTCATGCAGCTCAACCTGCGCGACCCCGAGCAAAGCCGCCTGGTTGGCGGCCACCGCCGCGCCCGCCTCATCCCCGCCAAGACCTTCCGCGACCGCGTCGACAACCGGGGAGCCTGATCATGACCAGGAGCCCCGCAACCATCGTCCGCTGCGCCCTCGCCGACCCCGCCCCGGCGATCCGCCCGGTCGCCGCGCCGGCCCGGCGCGCCGCAGGCTACCGCGACACCGCGCGCCCGCTCCTCGCTCACGCCAGCACGGAGCAGCTGCGCGCCGCCGCCATCGAGCGCCTCGTTTACACCCTCCTGCGGCCCGCGCTCGCGCCCCTGCGCGTCCTCTCCGGCATTCTCAGCCGCACCCTCGCAGCCACCGGAAAGGCCCCCTGACCGTGCCCCTCACGCCCGCGCCGCACCCCCCGCAGCAGCCCCCCGCTGGCGCGGGCGATCGCCCCACCATCGGCCCGCACGGCCTCGCCATCATCCGCCGCTTTGACCCCTGGTGCCCGCGGCCCTACCGCCACTGGCGGGGCTATCCGGCCATCGGCTACGGGCACCGCCTGCGCCCGTCCGATGCCCAGATCGTCACGCACACCCAGGCCGAGCTCCTCCTCGCCGACGACTGCCACCTGATCGGCATCTACCTGCACGCGACCACCCCCATCACCCTCCCGCAGCGCGCCTGGGACGCCGTCTGCAGCCTCCTTTACGACGTCGGCCTGCGCGCCTACGAGCAATCGCTCCTGCGCGCCCACATCAACGACGGCCACCACCAGGCAGCCATCGACGAATGGAGCCGCTTCGACGACCGCGCCTACCACTCCAGCCCCGGCGGCCTCACCAGGCGCCGCCGCCACGCCGAGAAAGGCCTCTACCAGAGCGCCTACACCCCACCGGACGACGCGCCATGAGCGACCCCCAAGCCGACAAATCCGCCTATCCCGAGATCCTCGCCGACCTCGCCGACCAGGTCGCCATCAAGCTCGCCGCTCTCGGCGTCGAGCCCGAGCGCGCCGCCGAGATCGGCATCCAGACCGCCGAGCATATTCGCGTCCACTGGTCCGGCAGCAGCCAGTACATCCCCAAGGGCACCGGCTGGGAACTCTCCCAGCGCGACCGCCAGATCTGGGCCGAATTCACCGGCCACAACCACGCCCAACTCGCGCGCAAGCACGGCCTCACCGAAATGCGCATCTACCAGATCATCAAGGCCGTCCGCGCCGACGCCGTCAAGAAGAACCAGGGCGCCCTGTTCTGACCCGCGCATCGGATAAAACGCTTTAGCCGACCGGGGCGAAGCGCGCGCGTAGGATTTCCACGTTCTCACGCGACAAGCTGCGACTGCGCTGCAGAAGCTGACGTAACCCAGTGCCAAGGACCGGAAAGATGTAACGCGCATGCCCCTGCCACGCCCCAGCCCCACCAACCTCCTCGGCGATCCGGGATACGAGCTTGATCTCGTCCTCGACCAGTACGCCGACGAGATCGAAGCCACGAGCGCCGCCATCCCCGGCAAGCTCGACGCCACCGATGCCGCGCTCGGCGCCGCGATCGCCGGCGCCAGCAGCAAGGCCACGCCGGTCGACGGCGACAACCTCCTGCTCGCGGACAGCGCAGCGAGCGACACTGCCAAGCGGCTCACGTGGGCCAATCTCAAAACCGCGATCGCGGCCGCTCTGGACGGCGTCTTCGCCCGTCTCGCCGGCATCGCCGGTGGGCAGACGCTGACCGGCGGCACGGCCGCGAGCGAGAATCTCACGCTGCGCAGCACCGCGCATGCCACAAAGGGCAAACTCTTGCTCGGCACCTCAGCCTACGATGAGGCCACCAACCGCCTGGGCGTCGGCGTCGCGGCGCCGACTGCCGCCCTGCACCTCAAAGCCGGATCGGCGACGGCGAGCACCGCGCCGATCAAGCTCACGGGCGGCACGCTGCTGACCACCCCGGAAGCTGGCGCCATTGAATATCAGAGTGGACGCCTGTATTTCACAGATGACAGTCCACGGCGCTCTGGTCTGGCCACAGAATCGTGGCTCACCACGCTATTAGGGGGATGCAATCTGGTTGCGAACGGGGGTGGCCATCTGCGCGAGGTTCGACCGTTCAGCAGCTCGTACACTCTGGATCTAGTTGATT